TTAGGAATTAATTTATTAAGTTCATCAACCGAAAGTTCGTATAATAACTTACCGGCAATTCGTTTATCCAACAAAAAGGCATTTACACGGCTCCAATCATTATTTGTTGCATAGATGCCCATTTCGTTAAGAAGGGTAAGTACCTGGCTGCGCAGCTGCCGCAATTTAGTATCGGGGCTTAGCTTTTGCATCTTCATCTGTTCAACACGGTCAACGAGCTGTATCAGTTCGCTGTCTGTTAAAAAGCGGGCACTGTCAACGCCATAGCTTGCCAACAAATCGTGCTTGCTGTGGGCTATGCCCAACTCGTTGAGCATAGCGTGCAGCTTACGGTATAATTTGTTTCGCTGTGAAATAACCATGGCTAAATACTTGAAAAGTTTAAGTCAATTACCCTATAATCGCCGTCTTTTTGGCGTTCAGAGATACGAAAATACCTGCGTGATGAAGGGCGACGAATAGCGCTTTCTATATCTTCCATAGCGCTTTGGTAAAGCTTGTCTTTTATTTTCCCCCTGTATTTCAACAGATTCATGATTTTTTTTGCGTCGAGCTGCCCCTTGCTGGTTTTAAAGGCATCAATTACCAGTTCTTTTATGAATTCGGTTTTGCCCGAAATGTTATCGGTTAAAAACTCGTTGAGTTTTTCTCGTGCCGAGGTAATCAGCAAATCATCGAAAATAACCCTTTCGTTTATAGATACTTCTACTTTTATACTTCTGTCGAAATTATACCAGGTAAAATTGCCTTTGCGATCGGTTGATATTTCTTTTTCGCTTAAAAAGCTTTGATATACTTCATCGCATATATCTGAGATAAGCTTTTTATAAATTTTTAGATTACCATGTAAAAATTTTGCCTCTCGCAATAATTTTGCCGACTTTGTTTCCATCAACCTTTCGGTTTTGGTGGTTCTGGAGTAAGGAATCTTATTCCCGCTCTCGTCAAACCAAAACTTCTGAGATGAAATTTGATGTGCCATGTTATTTGGTTTTTTTGGTTTTAACTTTAAATAGTATAAAATCAATTGAAAAAGATCTGCGCAACCAGCTAATATCTATACTAAGCCAGTAATTAGTGGCTATAGGGTCTACATATATCCTAAAATTTGGAATAATGTTTATTTGCTCATGCTTCCATAAATATATTTTCATTGCGTATTAGGTTTTAATAATTCGTTTTTTTCTTCTTTTAAATCAGCAAGATTCTGCTTCATTTGGTCTGTATCGGCTTTTACAGCCGAGTAGGTTCGTTTGGATCTGTTCATTGGATCCTCAAGCCATTTAATTCGTTTGCCAATAAGAGCTCCTAATGCTCTTATTTCGGCATCAATTAATGGCAGATTTCTTGTAATTGTTTTTACCGTCATTTTTTTAGTTTTAAGAGGTTTTAAACGTTTTTTAAATACCATGTAAATGGTAATTTATTTATCAGCGTAATATCCATATCGCTTTATGATGCTGTAAATGGTGCTCTCTGACAGCCCATATTCATCAACAAGCAATTGAATAGCATAATCAAATTGCAGGTTTCTTTCGATTACCATTTTTTCAAACGCATCTCTAATTGCCTTGTTGCGCTTCTTTTTGGCTTCTAACAATCGATGGTTGTACATAGGCTTTAGTTTTTAGTCCAGTATTTTGATGCTCCTGTTTTCCAAATTTCAAATGGTTCTCCACCGCCGTATCGGCTTTGGGCAAATGCCCTGTAACCTTCAACCCATATTTTCACAAAAGCATCAAAACGGATGCTTTCGGCTACGCTGCCGGCAGGTTCTTTACCTCTGGCATGCGATATAAACACAAATAACTTATTTGGATATTTTTGCCTCAGCTTTCGGTACTCATCATAACCTAAGCCGCTGTACTGCAAGCTGTCGATAATAACAAAGCGTATTGCCCTGTCTTTTTCCAGCCGCTCATTGAGTTCATCCATAGGCTCACCATCAATAAGCCAAAAATTACGATTTACCTGTACCATGTTTATGCGTTCAATAGCGTTGGCCATAGATAAACTTATTCCTTCTTCCAGGCTGTTGTATATTACTTTTCCAAATTTTGCCAGGTATTTTGCAAGCTGTAAGGCAAACGATGTTTTACCATTGCCTGAATTGCCCCAAACTATCCAGGTACCCCGCACTTCGGGTTGGCCAATGCTGGCTTCAAATTCACCGGCAAAGGGCAAAACATTAAAGCTTCGTTTTCTTAAACTGGTTACGCTTACAGCTTTTGCCATTATTCCTGATTTTTACGTTTACTCAATTCGATATAAATGCGACGCAGGGAGCCGTTGGTTTGGGCATATAGCTTTTTAATATCATCAAACCCGTTTGCTTTACCAATGGCCGCTACCTGGGTAAACGCAAAGTTTTCACGGGCTTCTTTACCATCCGGTGTAATGCTTTGGTATTTGCCACCAAAACGGCTGAAAATTTCAGCGTACCCCACCTTTTTAAAATTCAGATTGCGGTCTATTTTAGCGCGTAAGCCATCGGCGCCCATCATATACCAGCCTACACTGCGGTCGGTTGCATTCCAAAGGGCTTTAAGCTCCAGAAAAGCCGGATAATCCAAATCGCCGGCTTCATCGAGTATAATGAGCGGATTTGGTAAAGTTTTAAGGTAAAACACCAAATTTTCATACACATCGGCATAACGGCCATGGCTGTCGAGCCCAAATTCTGACGCCACTTTACGCACAAAACGTTGTTTGGTTTTTACCTGCGAGCAATCTACATACACCGTATTGGCATGCTCACGGGCATATACCTGTGCAGTGAAGGTTTTACCAATGTCGGCAATGTCCACAAGCAATAGGCTGAGTGCGTTTTGCCGGCATGATTCAAGCTGTGTGTATATAAACTTAAATACAGGCGTTTTTGCCACTTTCCACTCAATGCCCTGCCTTAGCTCTACGCCAAGTTTGCGGGCAATGCTTATCCATTTGCTGTCGCTAAGTACCTGCTCATGGTTTCCTTTGAGTATGCGGCTCAATTGTGATGCATTAATGCCCAGTGCTTTTGCCAGCTTTGTCTGGCTGGGATAGTTTGCCATTTTATGGCTTATTTCACTTACAATGCGTTGTTTTAATACTGTGTCCATAATCTGTGTTGTTTTAATTTTACATATTGTCAATAGCCATGCGATGAATGTCTGCATCGCTGTAATATTCATCGTTTTCGTCAAATTCGTTTTTGTTCATTACCTCGTGTACCAGATTATCATCATCATCATTTAGTGTGCTGATGGTATCATTTAGTTTTTTGGCCTCAAGTACCCCAACTTTCATGATGCGTTTGCTGGTTTCTTTAATTATTTTATCATACTCAGCCACGTATTTATCTTGTTTTAGCTTAACGTTTAAATCTTCCTGTGTGCGCTCTGCACGTGCCTCCTGGTAAGCTTCTAATTTGGGGCAGGTGGCAATGAATGTATCATCCTGATAAAGGTGAACTTCATTGACATCTCCATTGATATCGGGCAGGTAATAAGCCGTTAAGCGACGGCGTTTGTTTATACGCTGCGCAATGCGTGGGTTTGGCAACTGATATTTGTCATAATTTACCACCACATACTGGTTACGGCGCAATGATGTTTGTCGGCTGATGCCACACGAGCGGCTGATAACCGGTAAGGGTAATTCCCGGGCATTGGGATTTTGATTTTCGAGCAATACCTGCATTCTGGTTTTGTCTTTGTGTTTCGAGTGCGTGTCGTTGTTGTAGCGCTCAATTAATGATTCGTAAATAGATACAATTTCTTTAAATGTGTATTTTTTCTGCTTTTCGTGCATACCCTCTTCATCCCAAACCTTGGTGGTTTTTAAGCGGTTGGTTTCGAGCCTGGCATAAAACCGGCCTGTTGGAAACTCTTTCTTTTCATAGCCATATTTAAACAAGCGGTTAAAATGCTCTGCACGTTTTTCTTTGGCGTTGCCGGGTTCACTAAAATGAACATTGAACATTACCTCTAACTGATCCTTCAATTGGTTAACCAGGTGATGTTCTACTTCAACTTCTATTGGCATACCCAACCCCCATGCGTGTGCATTACGGAAGGTTGATTGCAGCGAATTAATGAATAGCCTGGTGTCTTTTTCTAATGAGAAAGCATAACCAAGGATAGCCTCACTGCCAACATCCCATACAAAGTAAGCTTTTACGTGCCCACTGTTTTTCAACAATGGTGGTAAATCTCTATCATCCATCGATAGTTTTGAAAGGCTGTACTGTGGCGATTTGCGGTGCCTGTGTGGGCGGTGCAAGTTGTCGTAGTACAACCAATCGTTACGTTTTTTGTCCACCACATCACGATACTGGTTAATGATGTTATGCACCGTAGTGGGGGTAAGCATGGGAGGCTCGCCATTTTTATCGTAAAACTCTTCGGGTTGCAGTATTTCGCCGGCACGTTCTCCACGCTGTATGTATATTTCGAGGTCGCCGGTAATGAAGCGTGTGTAGGTTTTCCACACCTCTTCGGCATAAGGTTTGTGCTCCAAGCTGTACAAGCTCATTATAATATCTTCAATGCCGGTGGTGCGTTTGCGTGCGTTATCGTTTCCATATTTTTTGCTGACAAGGCTTTCGTAGCCGCTTTCACGATATTGTTTGGTTTGGCGTTGCAGCGTTTGAGGTGTTTTTCGCAGGGTATGTTTGAGTTCATCGCGCAGGGCATTAATCATTTCGCTAAGCTTTTCCCAGGTGCGGTATTTGCGGCCACCCATTGCATGGCGGCGGCTTTTCATTTCATCCATGTAGGTGATTAGCGCATTGAGCACTATGGCATTGTTGTAATATTGGCGGCTTACTTCCGGTTTTAATAAGGTGCCCCCCGGGAGGTGGTAGTTCGCATAAAACCGGCGTGCAGCATCATCTGGCTGTATGTATTGCTTAAACCAGTGGTATTGCTCAAATTCGTAAGGGCTTTTGCCCAGCTTCTCAACGATTGCAAGTTTTATTTCGTTTGGCATGCTGTCAAATTCTACTAAAGCGGTGCGGCCATTTCCTCCATGTCTTAAATGTGTTACCTTCCCGGCTCTGCGTAAATTATTATAGTCCTCATAGTTCATTATCTCACCGGGGTTACCATTTCTAGTTCCTGCGAGCCATCGTACTTCAATTCCGAGTATGTTGTTGTGGTATTGGACCATTTGAGTGGTTAGGTGTTATTTGGTTGTACGTCAATAGATTCAATTTGTTGTTTGTAGCTGAGTAGCTTGGTGATGAATGCTTTCATTTCCGGTTGCAATTTGCGGCGGCCGGCACAAACATTGTGTACATGAATTACCGTAACCCCGAATTTGCGGGCTATCAGGTGCTTATCAGAAGGGTTTAAAGGGCTGCAAAATTCCTTTTGCTCGGGGTAATTGTACTTGTAATTCCACTTTTTCATAATTTTAATTAACTTTGATTAATCATTATTGACAAATATAATAGTTAATTTACTACTATTCCAAATTTTTTAATAGTTTTTTTTCTATGATTAAGGACAGAATTAAACAATATCTTGAATTTAAGGGAATTAGCAAGTATAATTTTTATAAAAAAACAGGGATGTCCAATGGAGCACTTGATAAGTCAGGTACTATTGGTGCTGATAAATGCGAGTTAATTTACTACGCCTTTCCTGATCTTAATCTTTCCTGGCTAATCACCGGAGAAGGTGAAATGCTGCAAAAGGACCAGGGCGGCAAACCACCACCGGATAGGCAGGCTGATAATGAATGCAAACAGGAGGTGGAGTTTTATAAACGCTTGCTGGAAAAGAAAGAAGCTGAGTTGAGAGAGGCATATAAAGAAATTGGCAGATTGGAGCCGTACAAAAAACAGACTGAGGGCATTGATCTCCCAAATCAACCTAAATTGACCGAAAAAGGTGAAAATACAAACGAAAAGTCCCAATCTTAAGGCAGTTTATTGCTTAAAAAACTGCTTATAATGCCATTACTTGCACTTATTCAATTACTTACACAATTTTGCGTTTATTAATTTGCTTGATAAACCCCCACAGCCCTTGCGTTTTTGCTTGATAAAGTGCCTTAACCCCTGCCGTTTTCTATAATATCGGGCACTAACCTGCCTTGTTTTTTACCATTTTTTACCACCCGTTTTACCACCCGTTTAACCACCCGTTTGGCGACCCGTTACAAAATGTACTAATTACAGTTACGTTGTGTTTGCGGGCACAAAAAAAGCCGCAATAAGCGGCTGCAAGTGGTTTTAAGGGTATTTAAGTGGTGTTTTAATGTTTATTCATTGTTGTTTCATTTTTGCTTAAAAGTTGCTCATATTTTGTCATTTTGGTGTCATTTGGTACCTTTCGTTTTGTTATTGGGTGCTGGTTAATTCCTCACAAATGTTTTTATTTCAGTTAGTTATTGTCTTTTTTATATTTTTAAAAAAAGGACTTTTGGTTTTTTGCCCTATAAAGAGCCTGTTTCTTTTGCCAACATTTCCATAAAAAACACAGCAACAGGAACAGTTGCTGATTCGTTGGGAAGA